GATGCGTATACATCAAGAGTATAATAAGATTGTCTCTTTGTATTTCCAGTAGTTTCATCAACTGTCTTAGGAGGATAATAGCATCAATATATCCACCCTTATCCTGTGCAAAGGAATATCCTTTATGTCCCTTAGCATGTAGTGATGTATTACCAAAGTTACTGTTAGAGTTGGTGATACTCATATCACCACCACTTTCCATTAGGAAGTGGTCAGCAAAACCAACAGCAAAGATGCTAACACACTGAATGAATGCATCATTGATTGCCTTTATGTGGGCGTTTCTCCAGTCATCCTTCCAATATGCATCACCTTTAGTATGATAAGGTACTGTTGCAAATGCATCAGAAAGAGATGCTTGGTTCCAAGTGTTTGTATATTTGTCGTAACGGATGAATGCTCTATCGTCTTTCTGTAGAGATACACCAGTGTACTGAGCACAGACCATAGACTTGAAGCCTGTTGCCTTACTACCATCTGCTAATAGACCACAGATACCCCATGTAGACCTGATAGACAGGTTAAACATGTATGGAGAAGCAGATTCAACTGAGTCTACCTCTGCCTGTACATAAGCACCATTAGAGAGACCATTAGCAGTAGAATATGTCTGATTATTCTGTAAATTTAAAGATGTTACAGTACCAGGTAGAGTAAAGCTAAACCTTCTTCTATTGAGTGGGTCTATACTAGCAACATTAAATGTACCATTCAATGCATCATCTAGACCATTATTCTGTACAGCAAAGAACTGGTTCTTAATATAACCATGAGCAATCTTTGTTGTTACATTAACAGTAATCTCACCTTGTGGAGTCGAATCAACTACCTGTAATGATTCAATAGATCTTAAGTCAGATAGAGGACCAACAATACGAGTCTCACTTACATTACCACTAAACTCATTCTGATCATCAATAGTAGGTTGATACTGTGCAAAAGATTGAGCAACCTTCTTATAGTAAAGTTCTAGTTCAGGTTTCTCAGCATACTGGAATACAGTAATCTTGTGGTGTGAGTACTCAGGTATAGCAAGGTTAGCATTATCATTCTTACGATAGTAAACTTTACCAACACCATCAGTAGTATCAAATAAAGGAGACTTAGTAGTAACGTCTCCATCCTTGATTGTAAACTGCCAGATGTAAGCACCACCAGTTACATTGAAGATAGAAGTTCTACCTTGCTCTTTATCAGCAGGATCAGGCACATATAAAGGACGTATATGTGTTCTACGAAGATCATAACCAATTAAAGAACAGCCACGAGGAACAATACAACCACCCTCAGTACCATTAAACTTGTATAGGACGTTATCAGGATTAGACAGATCCACACCCGAAGAATCCGTCCAAGCATTAGTATACTGATCAAATCCAAAAACAGGAGTTCCAGATGTTGAAACTAATCCAGGTCTATTATCAATATAGTGGTCACCAGGCATAAGCATGATGGTGAACTCATCAAATCGATCATTATCGATTCCAGGAGCATAAGAATATCTTGCTACCTCGATAAATGCCCTTTGAATTGTTACAAATGGGCGGTTTGGTGAATTACCTCTATTGTCTAGTTCATCAGATGCATTGAAATCATCTGGTGAGACATACAAATATCTACCAGTTTTACTGGAGATTAAGTTATCTAATCTTGTTAATGGCATAGTCCTTGGATTACCAATTGGTTGTTATAGCTGTCCTTGGGTTATTTATCAGAGTTATTCTCTCTCATTTCAGCATGAAGACGTTCAAGAGCTTTAGTTGCTTCAGGAGTTTCTTCCCACTCCCATGTCTCCTCACGTCCTTTCTTGTCTGTTTTAGTGAATTGCTTTTTCATAGTATTATTGCACCCAATCTATTTAGATGGTGTAAAGTAATTAAAGTTTATCACACACTTGAATCTTGAGTCAAGTTGACTAACACCTCTATGCCTCATACTCGTTGGAAAAGTGATAAATCTGTTAGCACGACATTCTACTGTCGAACCATCTTCAAATTCTGTATATCCATCACAGGTATTCATATAGAATATACCTGTGGTCATATTATCACAATCACAATCATTATGAAATTGACTATAATAACGATCAACTCCACTTACTTCATTACTAACAGTTCCCTCCTCACCATGCCACACATTAAGTCCTACCTTTAAAGGTTCAAGATTTGCCTTAATTCTATAAATGCCTAAAATTTCCAATCTAGACAGAAATGGTGTTAATATAGGAAATTGATCAGATCTTGTCCACGCACGATTCTCAGTATCCATCTCATAAAACAAATGAGTGAACTGATAGTTATTAATATCATCAGACTCTGGTCCATTTACCTTATTCTCATTGTAGTACCAAGGTATACCACCAAAGAAAAAGTGCTCTCTAATCTGACCAAACTCCACATTAGTCAGAAAATCATCGTGTAATTGTATCATTGGTGTAAATATGCAGATATAATGTACTTTTTACCTTTATTGGGTGTTACTCCTCTGTGTATATAATTCCATGTCGATGGAAACATAACCAGTTTACCAGTAGAAGGTATAACCTTCTTACCACTAATGAACTCAGTCTCCCCACCATCAACATCATTCAAATAGAATAACATAGCGACCATTCTAGGAGATTCTCTATCTATCACAAAATCATCATGCCAGTGAAAATATCCACCTGGTTCATATGCCTTCACATTATAACCATGATCATCAAACTTTGCATTATAAAATGGATTAGGAGTCGGATCAAGTTTATTGAAAATTTCAAAACAATGATCTATGTAGTTCTGTATATTCTCACTAACACTCTTAGAAACTATATCATCCAAATCTTTCCAATCTTCCAGATCTGTTATATACAAATCTATAGAAGTCTTTAAACTGTTCTTAACTATTCTACTACTATTATCAGAGTTGCCTACAAGACCAAGAGCTTTACGTTCATCTGCTTCAAATTTTAATATTATCTGTTCACATACATCACTACTCAAGGCATTATCATTAACATAGATAAATTCATCCATCACTTTCTTAACATCCTATTTACTCCATCTCTATCTACTTCAAGATTCATAGAAAGAACAATTCTATTAGTCTCTGTAGGGAGTACTTCATGTCTTACTATACCAGGAAATATAACAAGAGCACCATTTTTAGGTACTATGGATTTACCATAAAATTTAAGAGGAGCAGATCCTTCCTCACAATCAACAAAATAAACAGCAGCAAACACTGATGGGAAATGATCATGTTCAGCAGTCCTATTTCCTTTCTCGTACATCATAGCCCACATGTTATACACCATATAAGGTTCTGGTGGTGTATGACCATAATGACTTTCTGATATAAAGGAACAAGCTCCCGTAGTAAAGTTACATAGATCCTTAAAATAAGGTGTCTCTAAATGTAATCTATAACTAGAATGCCATCCTGTATTCTTTTTCATCAAATCATAATTCCGAGGATTACCTTTCCTTATTTTCAGAATAGATTCTTTAAAATATTTGTTCTGCTGAATATTAGGATACATCACATACCAAAACGGTATATCTTGTCCTGTTATAAAATCTTTTTTCAGCATTTTTTACCAGAGATTTTTTTACGAAAAAGGGGGAATCTCACCCCCAATTAGTCATTTGGGTAACAAGGCTGACTTAACCCCGATCACTTAAACAGTCGCTAGTGTGCGAGCTGCCGCATATGGGATGCGAGTGAATGCTACGATGTTATTCGCAGCAGGTGTATCTGTTTTTGCAGATGTGGTTTGCTTATCCAAGCAGGTTTCAGTCCCGATCCTTATACCCTGTCGAAGCCATGGCATCCCCTAGCTATGGAGATGAGGGGAATCGAACCCCTGTCCAGAATGTAGGTGTCGTCACCTATCCTCAAATGAGGATGCCATCAGAGGGATTTGAACCCCCGACCTTGGCTTTACAAAAGCCCTGCACTACCACTGTGCTATGATGGCAATCAATGATGAGGGTCGTATCTATTAATGACTGAGTATACTATCACTAAAACTATTAATCCGATACAGATTACAGGTAATACAAGATGCATTTAATTTTTTCGTCTATGGTTGTAGTATATCATGCCTTCGATAAAATTTCAAGTGCCCCCACTTAGCACCCCAGACCTGTTGATCTGTCTCTAAGTCGAAACCCTTATCAAGAACCCAATAAGAATCATCAGTCAATTCTATTTCATTAAGAAGATAGGTTTCTCTACCCTTGTACATGACTGTACAGTCTGAGCTTGCTGTCTTGCCGTGATAGACAACACCAGACCTTACAAATTTAATATCACACCCCAATCTCCTCTGCAGAGGAGCTTCTTTTAGTTTATTTAGATTTGAACACAGAACATATTCTCTAGGATCATCTATGGAATAATTCTGAACAATGTATCCGTCATCAACTTCAATAACCTTTAAGATGAACTGTCTGTATGGATCATTAGGACAATAATCATAACACTGCTCACCATAAAATATCCCATCGCTTAACTTAACGTGGGATATATTAATATGAGCATAACGACTGGGATCCTTCATTGCTTGGTGCTGGTTACCAAAGTGACCAACTAAGCAATCTTCAAAGCTTTTCATCAGGCATAGTTTCAACTGTTATTACAGGTACATCAAATAACAGAGGATGTATCTCTTCTTGTAGTAAATATTCTGAATTCTTTAAGATCTGTTCTTGAGTAAACTCTGGGTTCAAAGCACACTCAAATAATATCCATCTATCTTCTCGCTGTTCTCTGGTTAGTGGATCATATGTAAAGGGAGTATTCTCTATGAAATACATCTTTACTGGTGTTCCATCTAACCAGCAGTGTTTTATATTAACCCTGTAACCAGCGAACGCCATCACTTAAATTCATCTAATCTATGTAGACGATCAAGGAATTAATTTCTTAGTAATACCTTTACCTAACTCTGTACCATATAACTGTGGTAAGAATCCCTTCCATTCATATGGTTCTAGATCTCTTTGCTGCATTAAAAATGATGCATACTTAAGAATAAGTTTCTCAAACTTTTCCAACTCAATCTTCGCATTAGCACGTTGTTCGATTACTTCTTCTTGAGTCTCACAACCTTTAGTATAACCTACAAATTCAGTAGTCTCAAACCCTTTACCAGTATAAGTTAAATCAAAATCTTCTTTACAATTTGGATCAGTATCTGCAATTACTTTTTCCATATGTTGAATGAAAACATCCTTAACATAATCAGGATGATTACATCCAACAACTAATGGATTCTGCAACACTGTTCTATTGTAAGAATAGTCTTCATCATAGAACTTATAAGCTTCCTTTCTTGCCTTAGATCCAGTAGAAATATGCTTGATGTTTGCTACTTCAGACTCACAATAAATCTGAGCAGCAATCTGGTCTACTTGCTTACTATTAAAATAATGATCACAAGTGTTGATCCAATCTATAACATCAGACAAAGCAGTGATGTGGTTCATTTCCATCCATTGAGTACCAGCAGTGATAAAATCTTGCTTTGATGATTCATCTGATCTTGCTTTATTATTAGCACTCAACTGCACTATTACTTTAATCCCAAAAATTTCTGCTTCAGTAAGATCTCCATCAAGATCATAGATCCATGCAGGTGCTGACCACACACCCAACTCCTCTGTAAGCTTTTCAGTTCTGTTAAATCCATCCCACAGCTTTAACTCACCATTAATCCTTACAATTATCAATGGTCTTTCACTAGGATCCCAACCTACATGCAAATCATTCTTCTTTAACTGTGGACCAGCAGCACGAGCAGTATTGCCTTCTGGGTCAATATCTACCTCATTTAAGTCTACAATTGCAAACCTATCGTAAGATAAATGAGTAAATTCTGGAGCTGCAGCACAAAGTTCTCTGAAGACGCTGTTAGCTAATAGTTCATCCCATCCCTCATCAACAAAGGGTATAAGGTTTCTTATGTTCATCGTTACCATTTTTTTCTTTAATCAATTCGGTATTTTTATTTAGGAATTTACTTAAAGAAAATGGATCTATGTTAAGAAACCGAAATATTGCCAATAAAAAAGAGACCCCGAAGGGTCTCTTTGATCCATCTCGAACTCTACTATTTAGAATACGAACTTAGCACCAAGCTTAGCACCCCAGTTGCGAACTGTGTCGCCTGAAGCATCTTCGCCATCAGTAGCACCAGAGATCTCTGCATAGATTCCTAGATCTTCAGAGATTCCATAAGAACCACCAACTTTACCAGAGATTTCTGTCTCTGTGTTGTCGCCAACTTCAGTATGGTTCAATGAAGGACCACCTTGTACGTAGTATGCGATCTTACCTTCTGCACCAGCAGTTCCTTCGTATCCAAGATGGATATCAGTAGCTGTAGATGAATAATCTCCATCAGGATATGAAAGGTTTGACTCAACATTCACGTATGGACCAGCAAAAGCTGCACCAGCGAGTAGGAATGGAGATGCTGCAACAGCAGCGATTGTTGATTTGATAGACATGATTGTTTGTTAAGTATCTCGCAAGAATAAAAAATCCCTTGCGGATGATAATTCCCCCGACATGGGGAACCGTTTACATCAACGCAGGGTTACGATTCTTTCGAGTCCTTTGTATGAAGTTATTTATACGATAAGTATATATCAGTATTTCCTATGGGTCAAGGGGGCTTGTGACAGTTTGTATAGTGTTAACCGAACGCTGAATGTCTTGAGGTGCCAGCATTATCATTTGATATATTTCCTATTCCAGTTTCTTCTGTTTCACAAAGTTCATAACTCCAATCTTCTATAACAGTATTTGCTAATAACAAATCACTAAGGAGATACAATTCTTTCTCTGCGGTTTCATAATCTTTTGCCTCAAACCAATAATCAATACACTTACCAATTCGTAATAAATTTGATTTAAGTTTTGGAGCAACTCTGTTAGTATTATTCATAACAGCATTACCAGCAGCATCTGATACAGATCCTCTCAAGGTTACATTTATAGTTGCTTTAAATTTCATAGTTTATTCTTAACATGTTCAATTGCTGTTGGTAGTATACCATATTCTATTCTTTGAATGGCTTTTGTCAATGATGGTATATCATCATCAGGTAAAATAGGAACTTCTTGTTGAAGTATTATCTCTCCACCATCCAATTCTTCATTCACATAATGCACAGTAACACCAGTAACATCATCACCACTATCTAGTGCCTGTTCAATAGCATGTAATCCTTTATACTTAGGAAGTAGTGAAGGATGAATATTAATAATAGGAGCAGGGAAAGCAGCAGGATTTTTAATCACTCTCATATATCCTGCAAGAACTATAAGATCAACTCTCCATACCTTAAAGAGTTCTATCATCTTCTCTTCATCTTTATGTGGAACTCTTACATGAGGAATTCCAAATTTTGCTGCTCTTGCTACAGCACCACATTGTTTAGTGTTGTGTATCATTATCACAACTTCATTTGTATTACAAACAGGATTTGTAACTATGTTTTGAAAGTTAGTTCCGTTACCAGAACACATAACACCAAGTCTCATAATACTGGATACTCCTCGTTTCTTACAAACTCTGTTTTCTTAGTCTTAAACTCTTTCATCAATCGTTGTACTTGTTTCTTATCAAGTCCAGCAAGTGACTCACAATTTTCTAAGCACCGATAGATACATTCTCTATCAGAAATGGGTGGAGAAATCTCCCATCCTTGCTCATTATAATACTTCTTACCCTTAGTGACTGTTGCCTCTACTTTAGAAAGATCATGTCTTGCCTTAGAAGGGTTTTCGTAGTTATGCTTTTCCATCTTTCTCTAATGGATATGAAGGTTCTTCATCTCCTACAAGATACTCGAATTGTTTTGTATCAAAATAAGAAACTCCTGGTGGAGTTGGGTCATCATAATTCATTCTTAATTTTCTTTTATATTCTCTTTCATCTAATACCTCATTAATAAGAATCTTCATCTCCTTTACATATTGAGGAGTAAATATCCTACGAGGTCTAATCACCGCACGAGGAAGAATTGGTTCTCCATTTTCATCATGTGGATAGTCATTATCCTTACATCCCTCTGTTGCAGGGCCACTTAGTCCTTGGGTATCAATCTTATCCATTCTCAACTTTCTCCTGTTTATTAAAAAATTCACCTAAAGATGATTGTAATTGACCCTCATTCTCCTTTGGATCTAATTTATTATATCCATTCCTTCTTTTCCATTGATTATACATTGCTCCCATCATCCATGATTGAGAAAGACTCTTAGGACCATCTCTCAATAGTTCTGCTTGTCTACCACTATGGTATGGAAGAGACTCTTCTCTCCAATTGGAATCATCATAAAGTTTGTTTGTCATTTTTCATAAGTGAAGGTCTTGTTTTTAACTTTAGTATCATTCTCTCCAGTTCTACCTGGTCTCATCTTACCTAAACTAACTGTCTTAGTTGATCCTAAAGGTCTCTTATTCTTTGGTTTCGTACCTAGTCCACCTTTTCTCGTTGCCGAAAGAGTGCCTGTTTTCTTCGTCTGAGTAATAACTGAATCTTGTCCATACTTCTTACCTAACGATTTAACTGCTTTCTTAAATGCCCTCTTACCTTTTTTACCAGAAGTAACTACATGACTTCTCTCTTTAACCTTTGTGGTTTTACCAGTCTTATCATCTCTCTCATCATACCTACCAGTTACTTTAGTAGCACCAGGTAAACCCTTACCCTTGATATCTTTATCTAACTGCTTTGCTCTTGCCTTATTTTCTTTCTTTGATTTGTCACCACGACTTCCAGAAAGGACTGCCATCCCACCTTTATCTGATTTACTTTTAATTCTACTTAAACTACTCTCATCTAACTGAGAGCAAAATTCATTGAATGTCTTCATGCCACCAAAGAAACAAATTCTCCTAACACCTTTTTATTTAGTTTTTTAGTCTTTAGCGACTTAACAAAAGCAGTCTTAATCTGTCCTTTTGTTGCTCCTTCGCTAACTTCAAACTCAGTCTCATCTGCAAGAGCACTAGAAGAAAGACCAAAGTATGCATCATAACCACTGCTCTTGATAGTAAATGTCTTTAACTTTCTCCAATCCTTCATACACTTCTCATAGTCAGTAGGATCATCACAATATCTTCTTAAGATATTACTTCCTTCTCTTGGAGGAAGAACTCTGATACCTATAAAGTTAGATGAAGGAAACTTATCTTGTAGATTTCTTATAAGAACTTCAGTAAATTGCCACCAAGAATAACCAAACTTATAAGTCTTACCTAAAGATCTATCTCTCAAAGAACAATGACCAGAATTAATACCCCTTAATCCCATCTTCCACTCATCTGAATTGAAGTAATCTTTTACCATAACATGATAAGGCATTGAATTTGCTTCACCATCAGTTAATACAATACATTGAACTTTCTCTACATTATTTTCTTTCTGGAACTTAGGAAGAAGTTTATGAAGAGTTATAAGTGCTTCATTTAATGGTGTTCCTGATAAGCATAATCTAGTAGGATAACTATATCTACTACCATAATAATTAGAAAATACACTAGCAATTCTCCATATGTTCTTTAATTGATGCTCTAACTCATTAGTTCTTACTCCACTAGTAAAGAGATTCATTAAAGAGAAATCTTCTTCAACTCTTAAGTTATATTCTTGAGGTTCATATGGTAACTCATTATCTTTTGGATTCCATTGACCAGTAGGGTCTTGCTCTCTTCTCTTCCACTCATTAGTGAAAGCATATACATCAAATGGAATAGATACTTTCTTACAGAACCATATAAGATTATAAAGTTGCTTGACTGTATCAAGCATTTCTCTAGACATAGAACCAGACCAATCAAGAATAAAGACTAGTCCATGATTCTTACCATCAGGTAGAACTGTTACCTTCTTAAATAAATCATCATTAAACTTATAGGTATGAAGTTTAGAAGTATCTAAAACACCAGTTCTACTAGTAGCAGCTCTGGAATAAGCACTAGCAGCTTTCTTACACTCAAACTCCTTTACAAGATATGATACTTCTTTTTGTGCATCTCTTTTGAATTGATTATACTCTGCATCCACTTCTTCAAATAAATTTGATTTCTTATCTGTATGCTCCTCAATAAAATCAACTTGAGATTTCCATGACCTATCAATCTCTTTATGAACGTCTTCATTAGTAGCAATGATAGCATCTAAATTTAAATCAGGAACTTCAAGATAAACATTCTCAGTAGCATTCTCTCTTACCAAATCTTGAAGATGACTCTCTAATGACTCAGCAGTTTGAACTTCTGGTTCCTTCTCTGCCTCTGCTGGTCTAGGTTCTACATCAGGTGTCTCATCATCAACTTCTTGTCCATCTACTTCTTCAGTTTCAAGGTCTGATGAATTGGAAGGTAGATCCATCTCACCCTCACCTTCTTCCTCATTCTTCTGTGTTTGTTGTTCCTGATTTACTTCATCCTTACAATACTCATAAAGAACCTTTGCTGCTTCCTTTGCCTCTTTGAAAGTTTCACACTTTCCAATCATCTCAAGAATCTTAATCTCACCATCTGTAAAATCAACATCAAGGAACGCACCCACCTTATAGTATAGGTTAACCCTATCAGCAAGATTAAGATCATCAAGATTTTCATCCTTTACCTCAAAGAAATCTTTTTCATGTAATTCATGATACCCTCTATAGAAAGTCTTAGCAATACCAAGATACTTTCTCTTCATTAACTTTTCTATTCTTACATCTTCTACTACATTTAAAAACTGTGCAGGAACTTCAACACCCATCTCCTCTTCGGGAGTAAAGAGTGCATGTCCTACCTCATGTCCCACCAACATATCATATACATCATTACTAGCCTTCTCCCAAAGAGGAAGAGTCAACACACGAGTCTGAACATTGAACTGTGCAGTCTCACATTGCTTATGCTCTACTACAATATCTTCAGTAGCAAGAAGTTTGGCAAGTTGTGACTTGATTTCCTTTTGAACTGCCATGTGTCTTTTCGTTTGATATACCTATCATACTAGAAAACCGCCTCTTTGGGGCGGTCTGTAGACGCTTTATCAACTGTCCACGTCTTTTTCTTGCAGCACGTAGAGCCTGTGGTTTAAGAGTTCGTTTCTTCTCTTTCTTAGAATGATGTTGCCAGTTTGGGGTCATTGTTCTTAAGATGATCCATAATATTTATTACCTATGGCCATATTATCAATA